ACGGAGGTAAGGGAAGTAAGTCAGGTCTGACTGGAGAGTACCCATGAGAGCTGCTGCACGAATCTTTTCTTTCAGTGTGTCAAGAGTATCTTCAGGCTCAACAACCACAGTAGACAAGTTACAGAACTGATATGGCTTGAGGATAATCTCGGCACATGGGTTAGTACCATAGTCTACAGTAGCACTACGACGACCCCACTTAGATGCCTGATTCTGTGATGCTTCACGGTTGAAGATACCACGCTCACCGGAGTGGCTGTTGTAAATGTCATTCCATTCTTTCATGAACACACCAATAGAAGGCTTAGAGTCGTACACAGCTGAGTTATTAGCCAGTGCTCGCTCACCGTGTTGTTCCCACCATGCGCCTGTCTTAGCTGTTGCATGATCATAGTCACCCAGATCGCCCAAGCTAATCATAGCTGAACGGCGTACACCGCCTACAACAACTACTTCACCAACCTTGCACATGATGTCATGCACTTCAATTGACTTGAGTTGGCGGCCTTGAGCGCCTTTAAACTTAGCTACGGTGTATTCAAACAAAGACACTAGTGGAGCTGGCCCTGAAGCACGACCGCCAAATGTTTTTAGTGGAGCGCCTGCAGGACGAACTAATGATACATTCCATGATGGGATACTGCCAGAGTATAGGCTTGCAATTAATTCTTTGTAGGACTTGCACCAGCCTTCCTTGCTGTCTCCAACCAGAATGGTGTTACCTGACAACGCTAATGATGGGACAATGGGTAGCTTATGTGTGTACTTAGCTTCACAAGAGAAGCCTACACCTGTGCCACACAATAGGATGTACATGGCCTCATCAAAGGCTCGCATGTGGTCTACAGGTAGGTAGCTGCAGTTGTATGCTGCCACGTTAGTACGCTTGAGTGCTTCACCAGCAGTCATGATAGAGCGCATTGAGGGTAGTGCTTTGAGATTACGGATGTAGTCCGCTAGCTCAGCCCACATGATATCATCAGCACTTAGCTTGTCTTTGAAGTGATCTTTGAAGAAGCTGATCCAACGATCAGTAGTTTCACTCCAGTCTTCCCGACGAGACACCTCAGGGATGTAGCGAGCATAGCGTGATTTGGCAATTAGTTCTTGGTATGAATTCATTTTATAGTTGTCCTTGTTAGCAGAAAAAGTAATTGGAGTTTGTTAGATCAGCAAGGTTAAGTGAACCTAGCTTGGGTTGTGATACTGTGAATGTATCTTTGTGTTGCATTAAATTGTCTTGAAGGATGTCAAAGAAGTTTGGGACATCGTATTGAGCTTGGAAGGTAAGCTTGGTGATGTCTTGGAGGAGAGGTACGTCAGAAGCATGAGCATTAAAACTGTCATGCACAGCAGCAAAACTACCCCCAAAGGCAACAATAGTATTTGCCATATGAGCAGCGTCATAAGAGTGAACCACATTAGGGCTAATGCCAGAAGCGAAAGATCTTCTACAGGCCACTTTACCTTTTGTTTCTTGGTTTGTAATATCGATTCTGACGACATGAGTTACTCTTCCATCTTTATTTCCTTTGATACCACGGATGGTACCTCGTTGTTTAAATTCATGCTGCAGATAAGCTTTATATACAACAGGAAATCCACTTGGTGTTGACCATTCAAGAACAGTACGCCCACTATTAAGCTCATGTTCAGCAATCTTTTGGAGATACTTACTTGTCTTTAGTGGGCCATCACATACAGTGTTAATTGCTGTGATTAAGTTACCGGCAAGTACATTGCATTGTTCCTCATCAATATTGTACTTGGTTGTATAACCTTCTACGTGGCAGTCATCATACATATTCTTGGCAATACGTTGCTTGCCAGCCGAGTATGCGCGGGTCATTGAACCACGCTTGGCAATACCCTTGCGGATGTCTTTCATTGGCATTTGCTTTTCAGCAAACCATTCAGGCATCAGCGTGATAAGCTCTTTAGCCACGGCTACATAGAAGTCTTTTTGAACAGGCGTAGGTACTAGGGATACAAGCTGACCAGCATGTCCGTCTTTAGACATAGCAGCAAGATGCTGCCACCCGTTATTGCTGCCATCAATTGGAATGGGTAAACCAGATTCATAGGGTTGATCTTTAAACGATGCTTTAATGTATTCAGTAATTTCATTTGCTACGGCCAAAAAGCTATAGGGCTTTTCTGCTTTCTTGTCAATGGTAGAGTTAGTAGATACAGAATTAATCAACTCCATATTGTTGTGAGTCCATGCTGCTCGGTCTTCAAGAGTCATCTTGTCAAGAGAGATAGTATCCAGACCTTCAGACTTTAGATGCTTGATATAGTCAGTCTTTAGCCACTTGATTTCTTTTAGTTTATCAACAGTGTATGACTGATTGTAGCAGTTGGCTGCATGGATGCACATCCAGTAATATCCTTCTTCTGTTACAACCTTTTTGTTGTCAAACAGAAATAGACTACGGGCAAAGTCACTACCCTGAAACTCAAGGAATGATTCTGCATAGTACATACGACCACGGTAGTCGCATGAGATCTCTTGGTAAAATGGGTAGCCAGTTTGCTTGATCAAGTCAGCCTTGCGAATGATCTGGTTGTACTCATAGTACTTGGAGATTAATCGTTGTAGCTTGGGATCACGTTTGCCCAGATACTTTGTGCCATCCGTGTGGGTAGTTCCCTTAGGCGGCTTTATATTAGAGTGTATGTCATGGGTAATAATTTCCCCGTCAGGATCCACAAGTTCAATAGTGCTTTGTGGAGGGTTGTGACGAGCCGCTTCCAGTACTTCTTCATTGAGTTGCCAAGGTTGTTGGCGTAGTACTTCAATTGCTTTGACAAACCTAGAATCAAGGTGCTGAATAAATTTGTCATTACTGTTCCATCCTTTGATGAAAGGTTCTTTAGTGATAGGGGAAATTAAACCTTTGATCGGCTCGGGCTTCTCAAAGGTTGTACCGATCAATGCCGGTTTGATGCTATCCACATGCCACTTGATCTTGACCATGTATGGGGCTTTGTGACCGTCATACTCACGGAAGATCTCGACTAGGTCTTCTTGAAGGAATGCTTCAAGCATCAAGTCACCAAGCGCCAGAGTAGATTTGACATTGCTGTCATCGATACTCATGTGCTTGGTCAGTCGTTTGCCAATCAGGTTACTGGCAAAGGTTAGTTTAACAGAGACACTATGTGTCTCATTTTTATTACGGATACAGTACTTAGCTAGTACATCCCAAGCTTCACTTACAAACATCTCCAGGTCATTAACCCAACCCGGATGATGCGCAATAAGTAGACAGCCATGATTGTAGATCTTAGCTGAGTCTAGTACAATAGTACCTACTCGTTCAGTTAAATATTCTACGGGGTTCATTTAGTTCCTATGTGTTATGCGAAGTCAACCATCTTTGTCTTCTGGAGTCTTCCAGTACTAGTATTATAACGCACACTGCCGCAGTCACCTGTGCGACCTGTCTTACGGCATTTCAGTACACGTAGCTTGATTGTGTTACGAGTGATCTCGTCTTCGGCAACCATGTTACGGCAGAAGGCAAGGATATCAAAGCTGATTTGCTTGATAGAGCCTGAGCCTTTAATGTCATCGATAGAGGGCATGTGACCTTCTTCAAATGGCTTTTCACCTTTACGCAAGTGAGAGATAACACCTAACCAGATGTTATGCTTCTTTACGATCTTAAGTAGGTCAGACATAAACGAATCAACCGCCTCATTACCTGTCTTACCTTTAACACCCTCAGACACAGCAATAGTGATGTGATCTAGGATGATGTACTTGCAACCCATCAAAGCAAGGTGTTCAATCTTGTCAATGAGTGAGTCATCGCTTACAGAACCTTGATGATCAAGCAACACTAAGCGTTCATCAGCAAACACCTTCAGGAAGGCGCTACGCTGTTCCTCTTCTGTTGTGCCAGATGAAGTAGCTTTCTTCATAGCCATGTTGATAAACTTTTCGGCAGTATCACCAATGGATTCTTCGAGTGACACCATACCTACCATGTCAGGCGTATTGTCCATGATCTCCAGCACAATCTCTTTGATGACTGTACTCTTACCGGAGCCGGTACCTGAAGCAAACAAAGAGATCTCGCCTTGGCGCATACCCTCTAGCTTGTCATTTAAGTTACCTAAGCAGGCAGGATAAGGCACAGACACAATGCTTTGCATATCCTTGTATTGATTCCAGATGTCCTCACCCTTAACCACACCAGACGGACTAAATGGTTTGGCATTGAATATAGCATTCATGATAGCATCACCACCATGCTTGATCAGCACATCACAAGGATCCTTTTCGGGTAGTGTTGCGATCTTAACTTTGTCATAGCCAATGATCTTGGCAGCAGCCTCAGTAGCTTTCTTACCGGCTTCATCCTGATCAAACATCAAGACTACTTCCTCGAATGACCTCAGCCATTCACGTTGGTCTAATACAAGCTTAGTTGCTGAGGCGCTTGGTAGTGCTACTGCTGGATAGAACCGTTTGTA